AGGTGCCGGGCCCCTCTTACTGAAGTCTATATTGTAGCACTGAAACAGATATTTCTTCGGCACCCCCCTTTCTTTGGACTCTACCTTAACCACCTGCTGGGGAAGCAGGAGGAAAGGTCTGGTTTATATTAAGAACACCAGGAAGGTTCTTTGGATCACGCGATCCGAGAATCCGGAGATCAATCTCCAACTCTCCCCTAGATACCTTAAGGGATTCTGGCGTTGAAGTCGATTCAGGTAGATTACCAATATTGGCAGCATGGTTATAAATCATGCTGTCCAAGGTAACATACGCTGCTCGGGCTCTGAATCTGTCTAAAACAGTCGTATCTCGAATATACGGATTTACCGGAATTCGGATAGTGTCTAAATCAGACATATCAGAGTCATGATACCATTCCGAGACACCAATAAAGTAATTCCCATTTCTGGGATTCCTTTGTAGGTCCTCGAGAATCTTTAATGGATTATTCGGATGTCTTAGAAAATACTCGTACCTCGGCGAAGCCGGTGTACGAGCCATAATCTCGAGCATCTCCGATAATCTTAACATAATTTGGCCAGCCGACAACCTATGGTCACGTCGGATAGCCATGTTAAGGTCCCGAATACGCGAAATATTGTCCTTTCGGACTTTAAGTTGCATATTCAGCTCATTAAAGTTCTGCCAAATCAAAGACTTCATAAGCAGTCTAATCTGTACCTCGGAATAAACCGGGTACTGTCGGTCATTTAACACAGTAGCATATTCATCAAAGATGTCTATGTATTCCTGTGGTGACGCGAAGCTGGCGGACTTAGTCATTGCTGTTTTCGGTTCGACTAATTTTACAAAGTCTCTGAGAACAGTCAATGCTAGTTGCTTCAGCAGATGCTTATACGGTTCAGAATCGTAGGGTACTACCGCATTCCCATTGAGTAGGGCTTGCTGATTCTCCAAGATTCCGTTAGCATAAGTTGCTAACAACCAAGGAACAAATGGAGCTTCTTTTGAAAAGAAATGGGGATCGTTGATATTACGCCGTTCGGTGTAAGTCTCAACGCTCTTCCAACTAGGATAGAGAAGAACAGAAAGTACCGCTCTAAATGGTCCCGGAATCCGCCCCCGAGTTAATGCTCGAAGTAATTCCTTGGCAGCTTTGGTACCGCATAGACTTTGGCGGAAAATCTGGACAACGGCGTTATTCTCATAACGACCGATGACCCCACGAGTGATATTTCGACGGATCATCTCAACTCGTTGAGAGACCGTAGAAATAGATAATTCTTCTGATAATGAAACAGGAGAAATATCAACATCACCTAAACGAGTTTGCTTTGCAAATTCGGTCAGGTACGGACCGTCTGGGTTAAACTTAGTTTGGAAAGACTCGAAACCTTTATTATTTAAAATAAGGCCGTAGTCGGAACAAACTAACCGATATGACTCGGCTAGTTCGCGTCCGGCGATGACAATGTCATCACCTAGGATTCGATAGTCAGGTGTCGGGAATTTACCGATCCTTTTCGCAGCCAATTGCAATAAGCAATGGTGCGTCAGAGCCAGTATCGCCCAAGATGTAAGTGCCCCCATAGGTTGTCCTCGTGTATAACGCAATCCTTTAGGAAAGCGTGTATATATAGATTGTCCAGCCGATCTAGGAAGTTTGAAAAGCCGTTCGGTCATCAAAACCGCCCAAGGGCGTGAGATGTCTGTACCGACGAAGCACGAAAGTAAATGCTCATGCAAGACCATTGGAATTGTATCAGTAGCCGCTGTTAAATCAAAGGAGAAAATCTCCCATCCATAGTATTTGGATGTAAATGACTCGACAGCGTCCCCTTGATTAAAGGTCCCATCACATGGGATATTTCTCAAGAGGTTGAAAAGTGCATCGTGAATAGGTTTAAGAATAGCTTGGGTCCAATAGTCTACAATTGCGAAAATTCGCACTTTCCCTGCAGCCTCGTATTTCAAGGCTAAACGCCCTAAATACAGGTCCTCGGGTACAACTTTCTCAAGGCTTTTTGGATACTTAAATCCAGAAGCCCCGACGAGAGTTGACTCCCGTGGTTCTTTAAAGAATATTGTATAAAGTGTAGGGATACGTAACATTTCCTTCTGTGTAGCAAGCATAAGCTCATACACCTGGGTATTACCAGCAGCATCAGCGAGATCTTTCAGAGCTCGTTGTATGTCAGGATGACATGTAAATGCTAAGGCATCCAGACCTGAACCATACACAGCGAACCGATGATTCGGTCCTGCTTTCGCAGTATCGAATAGTAAGTCAAGTCCCCCATCTTCATCCGAGGATGGTTGAAATCCAAGAACATATTTTTGGAATTCATTCAGGGCGAACGAGTCAAACTCGGTTGTGTCCCCGGTCCAGGGGTCGGAAATGATAGTTGATAGATCAACCTTCGAACCTTCTAGATCCTCTAGAGCTCGGAAGCTCGACAGAATAGTAGAGTATAAACGGATCGCATCCAGACTCTTGTTACGGATTTGATTCCGTGCACGATCTGATAAGATCCGGGGTAAGCCCGAAGCCGTAAGGCTAACGTCTGTCCCTAGAAAACGGGTTCCCTTGTGAGGGTTCCCGGCTACATATGCTGTTAGAGCATGGAGTGAAACTTTTATATATTTAATAGTAAAAGTTAAGCCTCTAGTTCTATATAGGAGTCTAATTTTCTTAGCCAAAAAGCTGATATCGTGTCGAGTAGCGAGTGATTGAGATCCGGATACGTGGCCGCCCAATCTGAGATAGGATATAAAACCCCATCTTTTGACCAGGGCCTGAAGGTGTCTACCTTCAGTT